CTTATCTTAATCTTTCTTACTTCCTCATCACCAGCACGAGCAGTTAATTCAACGTTAGATAATCTACCATTAACTGAGTCAAAGTTAGGTGTAGTACCTGGTTGTGTCCAACCTGTGTCTGCTAGTAAGAACTCCGTTGCTTCTTTAGTAATACTTCTTTGAGGATCTAAATTAGGAGTTGGAGTTGCACCATCAGTTGCATTAACTAAACCAATAATTTGGTTATCAGCAACAGATATAGCAGGTTCTGGATCAGCAAGTGGATTATCTCTGTCAAATGTAGGATATACTTCGTTAACATTCTGAGAGAAGAATCTATCATTAAAGTTAGAAGTTGAAGGTGCAATAGATGCACATAATAATGTTAGGTAATAGATACCATCATCAACACCTCGAACAAATGGTTGTACAACTTCAATATCATAAATGTAATAACACTTAGATAATGAATATGATGTAGTATCACTATTCAATGGTTGTAATACATAACCAGATAGAGGATCTCTTGGTAATGGATTAGTCTTATCCTTATCAATTACATAACGGAATCTATATGTTCTATCTTGTAAATCTCTTGGATCAGGTATTCTCTTAAGGAATGTCGTTGGTGTAAAGTTAACAGTATTATATGTTGCATTAGCTGATAATGTATCATAGATCATGTTATTAACAGAATCTACAGAAAGATACCAACCACCAACTGTATCTGGTGCACCACCTATAGTATATGTTTGATTATCATATTGTATTGGAGATCCAGGATTACCAGCACCTACACCAGAAACACTAGGTCCATAAGGTGCTATAGATGCAGAATGAACTGTTGCTTCGTTTGCACCATTAGCAACAAGTAAGCAATTAATTTTATCTGCTACTGCACTAAGACCAGTACCATCTTGTCTAGCACCGATTGTATAACCCTGTACTCTTGTTGTTGGTGGTGATGCTTCTACAGTATAACCATAGAGATATAATCTAGTTCCTGGAGTACCACCTTGCCCTGCTAATGCAGAGTTAATAGTTTTAGTTCTTCTAATATCAATGTTTGTCCAGTTAGCAGTAGTTTCTTCACCAAAAATAACATTACCACTAACAGCATCACTATTAGGAGCACTTAAAGTAACTACTCTAGTATTAGTATTAAAACTTCCAACAGTTGCACCAGTAGCAATACCCTCACCATGAGCTAACATTCCTTGAACTAATCCATTAACAGAACCATCATTAGCAAGTGTTATTGTAGTTGCACCATTAGCACCATTAGCAGTAGTTGATATAACATTAAGTGCTTTAGGTGGTATAACATGAGTTAATGCACCTGCTTTATCTTTAGAGAATGCTTTTCGTTTAAATCCAGCAGATCTTAATGCAGTGTTACCGAAGTTACTGTTACTGTTGGTGATTGACATGTCAGCACCATTAATAGCAGAGAAGTGAGCATAGTATCCAACAGCGAACACCGAGACCGCCTGAATAAATGCGTCATTAGATGCAACAATGTGTCTATGACCCCAATCCTTTCTATATTCTGCATAACCATCTAAATGAGCACCATCTCCAGATGTTGCTACATCATAGTTACCAGTTGATGCGTTATATCTTACAAATGCTCTGTCGTCTTTTTGTAGTGATAGTCCAGTGAACTGTGCCACAACCATTGATTTGAAACCAGTTGCCTTAGCACCATCAGCATGCATACCATTCATACCCCACACTGATCTTAGTGATAGGTTAAAGGCATAAGGTGACGCTGAGTCAACTGTATCAATCTCAGTCTTAACTGTTACGTTTGAACCAACAGCATTACCTGAAGGTTCTGCTGCCATTTGATAAGTGAATACGTTACCAGATGCAGATGTTACAGTAAATGAACCATTATATATTCCAGAGTCTAATTCTGATTGTGGTCCAGTTGAACCTGTAACTCCAGAAATATTAATGTTAACACCAACAGAGAATCCATGATCTCTTGGGTTATCAAATTCATCAACAGTAACAGCAGTAGCAGTCTGACCGTTTCTTGTTATTTGTAATACTTTATATTCATCAGAAATTGGACCAACAATTCTGTTTTCCTCAACCCTTGCCTGAATTTGGTCAGTTGAAGGATCACCAGATGTATCAGGAATTGTAGCAAATGCTTTAGATATCTTCTGATAATATATGTCTAGGTCTGTTCTGTCTAGAATATTTGGAACAGCAGAGTAATCTGCATTAGGAACAGTTCCTTCAGCAATAAGTTGTGATAGTGTATTCAAACCATCAGCAAACTCAAAACATGTTAGTCTATGATGTGAAAACTTAGGTGGTAATGTTTCTACACTATCAGGTTTGAAATATACACCTTCTTCTGCACCATCAAAGAATGAGAATTGCCAGAAGTAAGTACCACCAGTTACTTTGAAGATTGCAGTTCTTGCTGGTACTTGTGCTTCTGTGTTTATACCTTTAGCAGCGTATGTTGTAGGATAAGGAACATACTTTGGAATTATTTTAGTTCTTCTAAGATCACTACCAACTACAGAACAACCTCTGGGTACAATAACACCACCTTCGATTGAATTATATTTGTAGAGTACATTATTAGGAGAAGTTAAATCTAGGTTAGAGTTTTCATCAATAGGTGCAACGTTTGTATAAAGAATATCTCCTGGTCTATTATCTATTTCATATACTGCTGGATATAAGTAAATTGAAAATGCATCAAATTCGTCATTACTTAAACCGACTCTATATGAAAATCGTGCCACCTCAAGGAAAGCACGTTGCAAACTCTTAAACGGACGTAATGCCGAGTTACCCCTGTTATCAATAGCATCAGATGCATCGAAATCGTCAGGGTTTACGTAGATAATACGTCCAGTTCTGGACGTAATAATATTCTTTAACCTAGTTAGTGACATTACGTATACGCTATTCCTATATGGTTATTTATTAGATCGTTGCAAAGACTCTAGCAGTAAATGCTGTGCTTGCATCCTCAAATCCAATAAGACTAAATGAGTTATTTGCAGTTGTACTGTTAATAATTAATTTCTCACCTGGTCCAACAACTAATGAAGTGATTCTATCTACTTCATTATTACCATTGGTAACACCATTAACAATATAATTTTCATCCTCAAGAGCAGTAGTTGCTACATCAACTGAATTAACAGTAACAGTATTTCTAGTGAGATTCTCTAAAAGTGGTGCATCCTTAAAAGTATCACTACCAGCAAAATCTGGAGAATTAAGACCTTTAATTACTTTTAGAGTAGTTCCAGTATAATCACGAACATAACCATAAGCAGCAACCGTTTGAGCAGTTACTGTAAAAGTAGTTGCTGCTTGTGTAAATGAATCGGATCCATTAGTCCAAGTACCAGAAACATCATAAACAAAGAAATCAGTGTATGTAAACTGTGATGACATTGTGATAGATCGATCAGCACCACCATAATCAGCATTACTAGCAGTACCTGATCCACCATCATAGAAATACATGACAGTTAGAGCAGTACTTGCTGTCCAATCATATTGAATAAATGCACCACTCGATCCAGCAGTACCACCACTGGTCTTACCAGTAGTATATTCAACACCATCATCACCACCACCTATTACACCGTCAGCACCCCATATTCCATTGACAGTACTAGATATTTTAAAATCTCTACCAGTCATACTAGAATCTGAAAGATCAAACTTATAAGTACGATCAGTAAATGCTTCTAAAGGATCTCCAAGGAAAAGACTATATGTACCACCAGCAGTTGTAGTTGAAATTATAAAATCATTACTTGCAGTACCAATACCACCACTTGAAATAGTACCAGAAGCAGCACCAGAACTTACAGAGTTACCATCAGCAAATTCTGCACCACTACCATTAATAGTAGAAGGTCCAATGTAAAGAATAGTTCCAACAACACCATAAATTACTGCTGTTGTGTCATCAGGTGAAGTTCCTGTAGAAAGAGTTCCACCTACAACAAAAGTACCTGTTACAGATTCTAGAGTTACTTGCCTTATTGATGCAGTCTTTACATACCATGTTGTTACATCAGGAACAGCAAATGATTCAAAGTAGAAAGTCTTTTCAGAATCATCACTTGTAATTAAACTACCACCAGTAAAACCAGAAGTCGAATCCATCGCATTATTTACTGTTACCTTATATCCCGTGACCAAATCACCCTTATGCAACCTATACGTTGATGCATCAAGAGTTAATTTTTGATCATAATCTTTTATACCAACTTTATATGCAGATCCAGTTCCATCATTCGCTACAGTCAATACTGTACTTGCAGATTTATCAACTGGAGCTGAATACAAAAGAGTATTTGTATTTGCACCTGGTTTAGATTGTGCTAAAAGTCCTTGATCAGCCATAGCTATTAATTAAAATCCTGCGTAGAAAAATTGTTGTAGTCTTGTTCTTGAAGTTAAATTGGCAGCACCAATACCAGCACCGAAGTTAACATCATCTACAGTTACGTTTTCAGTAGAAAGTAGTGTTGCATCCGCATCTGGGAACCTAATAGTCCTAGTAGAAGTTATATTATCTACTGCAATAGTAACTTGTCCTGTTAGACCTGCTCCAGCAATAACTGGATTATAGATTGTTTTATTCTTTAAATCCTGTCCTGCTAACTCTGTTACTATTGTATTGACATCACCATCATTATTTAGGGCTCCTGTAGGTGGAAACTGAACAGATTCTATAGTAAGAGAGTTACTATTTGATATATCAAATAAGAATCTCTTAGTAGGATCTGTAGTATCTGAAACAATCAAACCACCAACAGTCTTGTTAGTCAGAGTTTGAGTTGATTCTGTACCAACTAAAATTAAACTTTGGTCAGGACATGAAATAGTTCTATTAGCACTTAATGCTGAAGTATTCCATTGAACCCAACTTGTTCCGTCATCTGCATTAGCAGCCATTTTCGGAGTGACTAAAGTCTTATTTAAAGTTGTCTGTTCCGTCTTAGTATCAAGTAGAGTAGAAGATGTTGCAGTAGGTTCTCCAGAAGTTGTTACTGCACCAGCATCAGGTAAGAAATATGATCTCCTAGTTCCTGACGTTGTTGGCCAGTTAATCTGAAAGATTGCTTCCTCAGTACCATCAACAATAACAAAATTATCCTCATCAATAAGAAGAGTTTTATTTGTTAACGTTTGAGTAGTATTGTCACCTACGATTGTAGTACCATTACCTTGAGTAATTTGAGGAAGTGTCATAATTCTGGTATTAGTACCAGTACCAACATTACCTACCTCAAATCTAACCTTTGGACCTTGAGAATCCTCCAAAACAAATGAAGAATCTTCAATTAGAAATTGTCCTGTTATCTTAACTGAACCTGTACCCTTTGGAGCAAAAACTATATCCGTATTCTGTGCTACATCATCAACTGCTGTAACATACAATGAAGTACTATCATTACCATTATCAAGACGAGTGGCATATAATCCACCATCACCAAACGCTACACCTATCTGATTGTATGCATCTTGATACAATCCAGTGTCTCTATCAAGGTCAAAACATAAACCAGGTTCATTTTTTGTACCTTGACTAACTCCCTTCATTAACTGATTGACCTTTGCCTTCCTATTAGGAATCAAAGGATCAGAAACAACAACAGGAAGAATTGCCTCTCCCGACAAATTGGAGTCTGATATTGTCTCTAACTGTGATATCTTCTTAGTTGCCACGAATAATCATACGTTTTGCTACAGTTCTATTTAGCAAGGTCGTCAATAGTAAATAGACTAATGAAGTCTAATCCTTCTTGTTCCATAATGGCACGACAGTCATAATCTTGCCTATCAACTATAGTAACAACACGATCAACAACATATCCTGCATCACGCAACACATACACTGCTTTCAATGCAGATTGTCCAGTAGTTGTAACATCTTCTAGTACTGTTACTTTAGCACCTTTAGGTAATACTGGTCCTTCTATTTGTGATTGTGTCCCATGACCTTTCGGTTCTTTTCTGATAATTAAACCATCAAGATCAACTTCATCTGCTGCTGATACTGTTACCACTCCACTTACTAATGGATCAGCACCCAAAGTTAAACCTGCAACTGCATAAGTATCTTCCTCTAAACATTCAAGTAAGAGGCAACTAGCATAAAATAATCCTTTACCATTAAGTGTAACTGGCTTACAGTTAACATAATGATTACTAGATGCACCAGAAGATAGTGTAAACTCACCTTTACGATAAGCATCCCTCTTCAATAACTCTAATAATTCTTCTCTCATAGAAGAACAGCCCCAATAACAAAACCTTTAACGAAAGTAAGACATAGCATTTGATAATCAGTTAAGTTAAACTTGTCCTGAATTTTCTTTGCCATTGCCTTATCCCAGTCCTTAATCTTAGTGACTGCTGGTCCTAGTTTAATTTTCATTTCTCTTGTTATGTTGTACATCATATTCAATGATAATCTTCTTAGAAGATCTACCACTACTAGCATATGTAGTAGATCTATTCATAGTACCATTAAGTTCAGCAGTAATTGTCAATAATTCTGCTATTAAATCTGATTCGTTATCTATCATCGATTTTGAAATAAAATGTTAAAGGACAAACTCATTCTATCATATCCACTCTCATTTGTTGCTACTCCATGATCCAAATATGCTGGAAATAATAACAATTTACCTTCTTGAGGTATCTGACATTGCTTATAAGCATAATGATTAAAAGTAAATGATGTGATCATTGATGGGCAAGGAGATTGAAAAAATAAATCCCCAGTTTCATCTTTATCACCACCTACTTTATAATAGTAAACACCAGAAATATCACAATGTCCATGATTATGGATATGTGCATAATCCCTCTTCTCAAATTTAGTTATCCAAGAACTAACAATATCATACCTTAAAGGATGTTCAGGGTTAAAATAACCACTCTGTTCAAACTCTATAGCAGTAAGATAATTATCAATATGATTGTGAACCTGCTCTGAAAAATTTACTAGATTATGTTCCCCTATAACATTTGTTTTAAATGTAGGAGAAGATAATCTATGTGTTTGTCCGAAATCAGGATTATATGTAAAGTCTAATTTCTGACATACATCATCTAATTCTTTTTGAACTCCTTCAAAATTATCAACCATTGCAGCATACACTGGGGTTGGAAATAAATGATATAATACAGATCTATCTGTAGGTCGCTTAACAGGTTGATGAAAATCCATTAGTTCATATGTTCTTCTACACTATCAATTAGAGTTGAAACTTCATTTAAACAATCTATTTTCATCATCATATCAGAAATATGCTTACTGATATAAGGTTTTTCACTTCTTGCTGCAAAAGCTAGTGCTTCTCTCAGTTTATCTTGTGCTTCATTTAAAGCAGTTTCTACTTGTTCAGATAGTGCCATAATAATTAATCAGTGGGTTTTTGTTTTTTCTTTTTAGTTAATTTCTTAACTTGTTTAGCATAGAAAACATCTTTCTTAGTATACCAGTCTGGATGTTCTTTTGCAAGTTTTAATAGTCTTTTAGCCGCTTTTCTATCATCAGTCATATTATATCGTATTAATAGGTATTTTAGCTATTTAGCTACTATCCCCAGTTTCTCCACCATCAACACGATCCTGCACTAAATCCAAATTAAATGAACAAGAAATCCTGTCCTCATCACTCTTATTTGGTTCTACATGATGTCTAAGATGTGCAGGGAAAAATAACATTGTACCTTCTTGGGGTGGCATATAATATGCTCCAAACTGAATGTGTTTTTCCTTAAATTCATCCGTATAATTATACAATTCTTGCCAAGCATTAAATGCTAATTGATTAGAAAAACATATCTCTCCACCAATAACACCTTCACCTTGAATTTTAGTAGTTGAATAACCGTATACATTAGTAGAACCACCACCAAGAAATCTTTCTGGAACAGGTGGTACTTTTACATACAATGCTCCTGACATATGACATGATGGGTGATCATGCTGAATATTAAAATGCCCTTTACCATTAACATTAATCCAACAAGCTGTCAAATATAGATTAACATTAGGTTTAAAAATACTATTATTATTGAGATAAAATCCCAAACTATCTAAAATTGCTCTCCTAACTGGATTATCATGTAAATGATAAGTATCATCGGATTGCCATCCACCCCTATTAGTTCTGTATATTTTTCCATCTGGGTCATTACCCATTTCAGTATAACAATATTCTTGAAGTTCTTGTTTTCTATCTTGAAAATTATAAACCTCAATATCATGCACGATATTTGGGAATAGTTTATACATTACGAAGTTTTTTAATTAATAGTTTTGATCTTTTTTTAAGTTGGCGCAAACGAGCAGACGCAGCACGAGACTTAATATTTCGTCCTTGCTTTCTAGGAGTTTCATGGCGTTTGAGTCGCATCAGTCTGCCCTATTGCTCAACCAGTATAAGGTATTTAGTTAGCAGTGTCAAGGAGTTCTTTCTTAAATTCCTCAACTTGATCAATGACATCTTGATCTACAGGAGGACCAGACTGTATTACAGGAGATAGTAAGCAGCAACTACCATCTTCTCTACGTATACGCCAAACAGTTCTATTTCTCTGTGTCATACTTAAAAGAAAAGGCAGGTTATTAACCGCCTCTTCTTCTGTTACATCTTGTATATCAGTCATTAGTAAATTCCACGTTTAGTTTCGCATCAGATAAAGCACCGACCATATTCCATGCAGTCTCACCAGAGACCATGTTCTCATCACAAAAATACTGAACAGTATCCTCAAGAATTTCCTTGAGTTCTATTAGTTGTCGTTGTCGTAATTCATCCATAATAATATTATAGCATAGATTAGTTCAAATGGATCTCTTTTCCAATTAACTTCATAGTCTCTGTACATTCTATAGTCATATCCTTATCAGCAAAGATAGTTGCATTTTTCTTACACTCCATAGACATAGGACCACCCTTAACATCTAACTTATAAGCACCTTCATCCTCAATAGTAGTATTCATTCCCTTCTCACCAAATACCATTGTACATGGTCCATACTTATTGTCAATAGAATACCTCGGAATCTCATCTTTTGAAGATCCTTCATCCAACATAGTAGTTTCTATCGAACCTCTAACGACTCTAGTAATACCAGATTTTTCTGGTAAAGGATCCTTAACTGGTTCATTAATCTGTTGGAATAAATGAGTTGTTAACATATTAATAGAGTTATCAGAAGTTAATGCCATTTCCACAGCAGAATTTTTTTGTATTTTACATGCATTATCCCATTCCTTACCAGTAATTGAAATCTTCTGACCTGCTAACTTTATTTCAGATGCGTTCCATTCCAATTTTGAACCGTGGAAACCCCAGTCAACATCAGAACCAAATGATATAGTATGCTTTTGCACTTCATCACTCTTCTTATTACCTTTCTTATCTACTTGCTTAGGTGCTCCTTGAGCGTTCATAAGAAATGCACCACCCACTTCAAGATGGAAATCTCCAGTACATTTTAACCTAACATCACCCTGTACTGTTCTACAGTAATCCAAATCAATAACTTTACAATCATCACCATGAACTTCTTCAGTCTTAGTACCAGCCCAACTAATATGGTCTGCCTGTAAATTACCTGTATCACTATCCTTACCAGTAGCATTTTTAACACTATCTTTAGCCTTTGCCTCAATCTCTTCTTCAGTTAAATCTGGATTACTCTCTTTAATACTTCTCTTAGCCATCCACTCTTGATGTTGAGTATTGTTTATGTTAACAGATGTCCAAGTAGTACCATTTTCTCTCTTCTGTTGAGTAGATTGACGACCAGGAGTACCAATATACAATTCATAAGCACCATTTACCCAAGTTTTAGCAGTAGTTAAATATGGATCTGCCTCTTCAAAAATAGAATCATAGATACCTCCTCCACTACTCTTACTTCCACCTCCACCACTTTGACCATCACCACACTTACCTCTACTATCACCCCTAAACTTATCAATCTCTGCAAATTCTTCTGGAGTACAATGTGTTACACCAAGTAAAGGGAACCAACCAGCATCATCTTCACCACCTTTAGGTTTTCTCTCACAATTACCACCACCAAATAGATTCATAAAGAAAGAGAACAAACCAGATAATGTCATTTTCTCTTGACCAAATAGATCGGTAGCATCAGAAAATATCTGCTCACCAGATTTCCATGCATCCATAACTTCTTTAGCATCTTCAAGACTATCAAGAGCAGAAGTTACTTTTCCAATTATCGATAAAAGAGAATCCAAAACACCTTGAACATTACAGAAAACCCTATCAATTACATCCTCTACCCCCTGTGCTACAAAAGTTGCTTTATCAATAGCACCTTGTAAAAAAGAATCCAATTGACTTGTAACAGCACTAAGAGGATCCTGTATAAATTGGGTTAATTGATTATCAACAATACACAAAGATGATAATAGTTCTGTAACTGCTTCTTGAACCTCAGTGATTATAGTATAAGGAACGCCATTTGCTTTTTCTTTTAATGTCTCAGTATCCAATCCTTCAACAAGATTAGATGCTGCTCCTCTCATAGCACTTATTGCCTGAGTAAATACTGCACCTAAGAAATTTTGAACACCTGCTGTAAGTTCTTTTGCTGTAACAATTTTACCAGTAATTACATTAAAGAAATCTCCACTCTCATCCTTTACCAACAGTGCAGATTTATCAGCCAAATCTTCTAAAAGATATGATAATTGATAATCTACACTCTTCCAAGGACCACCAACACCTTGTCCAACAGGAATAGGTTTAGATGGTTGTCTAGGTTTAGTGGGATTACCACCACTACCGTTAACTCCAGGTGTTGTACCTATATTACTAGGAGATCCCTTTCCACCAATTTGTGTAGTTTTTGCTGCTGCAACAGTAGAAACACTATTATTTGAAACTCCAGGTCTTCTTACGTTATCGGTAGAAATGCTATTAGGATCTCCTGGTTTATTAGATGCTGGATTAATAGTACCTGTACTGGTTGAACTCATTGATTCACCAGTAAAAGCAAATTCTTTCTTTTCTCTCGAACCTGAAGATTTATTCAAACGCATAACACCTAAAACCAAAGGCATCTGTGCATTTTCACCATCCATAAAAAATCCCATAACAATTGCACCAGGCTGCAACTGTCCAGAAGACTCACCTTGACCATCATTACCTGCTTGAGATGTATGTTGTAATACAGTAGCCCAAGGTAAATGATCTGTTTTTAAATCAGCAGTAGTACCACCACGAATATTGGTATAATATCCAAGACATCTCACTTTAACCCTACCTAACTCCATAGGGTCTTCATTATCTTCAACTTCTCCTACCCACCACCAAAAACCATCTTTACCTACAAAGTTAATCGTAGGTTCATTTACAATTCCATCAATTGAGGTAGCTTCTTGCTGTAACATCTTGTGATACGGTTTTTATGTATTTATTCTGTTAAACTTATAGATCTCATCTGCTCCCCAGATAATCTTACCTTTTGAATCTATAAACCTGTCTCGCATAAAAAGTTTATGTCCAAAGACAGCAAGTTCTGCATGACCAGTTATTACTTCTCCAGTTTCATCCATACTGGTATCAAACTTACCCATCCATGCGGAACCATCAAACTTCATTATCATATCACAACTCTCATTCCTTGTAAACCCACTATAAGTACCACCCCAATGCTCAAGTATAACTTCAGTATCGGATAGTACTTTTAGTTTTTTATTAGTTGTTAAATATGGATTGCGTTCTTCCTTTCTACCCCAATGCACAGAATGTAGAAACTCTCCGTCATCCTCCCACCTTACAAATACTTGTTTGTAAAGTAAAGGACTGGATTGTGCTTGAATTTTATTAGACCAAGTTCCAAGTAACCATGATAAAAAATTATTCATTAATCGTCATACACTAGGCACTCTGGCTCATCAGGATGCATTTCACAGAATAGTTCAATGGTATTAGGATCATGATGGTCACCAGCATTAATCTCTTCGATATGGTGCTCACGATAAACTTCTAACTCATGTAACTCTTCTGCAACATGCCTACGAGCTGCAGGACTAATTGTTGGATTATCAAGAATATCTCTATCTGCTTGAATGTGTTCTTCGATAGTTTTCATAATTTTATTCTCCGTTACTAGGTAACAATAACTATTTATCTTTTGCTAACCGAATCCTTACATAAAAACAGTTCTGTCTTCATTTTAGAACTTGACCCAACACCAGAATGATTAATTCCAGCAATAACCCATTTACCATTATACTTTTTATCAGGTATTGGTCTATCACCAGATAATCTTGTAGCTGGCATATCGACCTTTACACCACTACCAGCATATAAATCTAAATTACCAGGAACTGATATAACCATCCTAATGTTTCTAAGGGTTTCTATCCTCATCCATTGGTATGCTTGCAATTCAACCAATTCCTCATAATTTGATTGTGGGTTATTTTTATATTTGGGGTCAAAAATTTGGTTAGGAAGCATAGTATAACGAACCCTTTTAGGAAAGTCAACTATATTCCTGATTTCATCATCCATATTATTGACTGGATTCACAGCAGTAGATTTACCAATATGGGACATTTTTTTCCATAATTTCTTAACACCATACCGATACTCATCCTTTTTCATATCAGTACTAACACCCCAACGAGATTTAACTATATTAACTGGATCAAAACCAACACTATATCCAGACCAAGTGCCATGCCTTAATCCCATTAGATAACTTTTCTCATCAGGAAAAGTAATAGTATCAATAGAATATTGATCATCACCATCTCTCGTAAAGTTTTTAGGTGAATAAACATAAGTATACAACTTACCGATACCCTTCTTCATATCAGTATCTTTCTTTCCATCATTATCATTTACATCATCAATAATTTTATCAATCGATTTAAAGTTAAACCCAAGAGCATTTTCCCAAAATAAGAAACCATTTTGTAATGTCCCACCTTTAGGATTCTTACGTATACTTCTATTAGCACACCAGAAAATTGTATCAATTGCCCTCCAATTAGGAGCAACAAATGTTTGTTTGTTGAGAGTTTCTTCTAAAAAAATCTTTTTCTTACTATTCAAAAATTTTCTATCTTTTACTAATACTCTAGTAATTTCTTCTGCTTTAATTTTCTTATTAAAAATTTTCTCACTTGAACCAAATACATTAGTAACCTCATTTTTAACAAACTCATTTGAACAAGCATTAATTTGGAAGAAGTCACTAGATTGACCGACTCTCACACGAGATTCTATTTGATAGGTTCTAAAATAATAAGTTCTATCAGTCAATCCAGTTTTAACCAATAAACGAAATTCTTCTGTACCTGTTAAAGAATCCAACAATCCACCTTGATCTTCTATAACAAATTTGGCTTCTTGAGTTGCTGAACTTATGCTTTCAAATACTTCCCAACCAGCCAAATATTCTGTTAAATCATACTTACCATCAGGTGTCTCAACTCTTTTACCGCTATTGTAAATACTAAATTCTACTTCAGCATCACCAGGACCAGTTCTTGTTAATGACATTCTATCACCTCAATGGATTGTTAAATGAATTTAAAACTGCTGCAGTAGTTTTAATTAGAGCACCAAACATACCGCCAGGAGCTTGAGCACTACCCTTACCAGGTTGGTTACCCTGTGTCCTCTTAACAATAGTAGTAACAGTTTGTTGTGCTCCAGATATATATGCTCTGGTTTGTGCATTAGATTGCTCAACAGCACCCAAAGTTGTTTGAACTATTTCCTTAGTTCTAGCATTAATCTCAGCCCTTGCCCTATTCCTCTCTCTTGTTGCTCTTTCAACTTTTGCTTGGTCATCTTTCTTTGCCTGTGATCTCTTCACATTCTTACCACCACCTTGTCTTTGACCACCACCTCCTCGTTGATCACCACGAGGTCCGCCACCAAATACATTAGTTAACATATCAAATAAACCACCACCACTCTTACCACCCATCATTTCTTGAGCATCACCCATTCCTCCACCAAATAAACCACCACCTATCCGTCCAGTCTTCTTAGTATAAGCAGTACCAGCTTTCTTAAGTTCTGTCTTATCACCCAAACTAAGTCCTTCTGGAGATAATAGTTTCTGGAATATTCCACTCTGCTTCTCATCTCTTGTCAAGAATCTAGTATCAAGATTCTCATTTCCAGCAGTATTAAAGGTATGATTTCCAAATTTAACTTGATTAACATCTTGAGATCTATCATACTCAGCACCTGCAGAATAATTACGGAATCCAGTTGCAGACATCAGTTTCATTAATTTTCTTTCATCAATACCACCAGTAGTTAAAACACCTTTCAGTCTTTCATGACTCTTTGCAATACCAATAGCTCTATCAGCAAGACCTAATTCTGCAGGAGTAAACTTTTTGTCAATAGCACCATTTTGGACAGGAGAATACTGACCAGGTGCATTAATAATATCCAGAAGAGATCCACTCTTTGCCATAAATGTTCCTGGATTACCAGTCTCTTCAATAATAGCCTGTCTATTCAAAACAGATCTTGCCACCATTGCCATACCACCTAATCCTTCACCTCTAGCTTCCGCAAGAATTAATTTTTTAAATAAATCATGACCAGGATCCTCTGTTTTCTTAGCACCCTTCTTACCTTCTGCAATCAACCTCTTATTCAATGCTTTATCAGATATACCACTAAATTTAGGAATACTTCTTGAGGTAGGATGATGTAAAGCAGGTCCAAAACTACCACCCTGTTGTAATCTCTTAACACCAAGATCTGAGAGATTGAATCCCATACTCTGTGCTCTTCGTATTGCTTTTGAAGTTATAGTTGGATCTCTTCTTGTAGCAAAATTATCAAGTGGTATAACATATCCTTTACCATCACCTTTAGTAGCAACATATTCTACACCATGACCTATAAAGGAAGGTGGTAATGATGGATGCATATGCACAGGAAATCCAGAATTCGGTCCTGCTATTATACCACTACCCATACCATTAATGCCACCTCCCATCTCACGTTTATCTTTACTCCATATACCAAATCCCTCCTTCATACTCTCCCAAAAACTCTTAGTATCCTTTTCTTTAAATCCCTTTTCAATGGATTTAAAACTACTAATAGCTTTGTTAGTAGATTCTTGTATAGCATTATCATTGCCAGTTAAAGAACCAAAAATACTAGAAACAGCACGAATAACATTAAATTTATGTTCATCACCAGCAGCATCCTTATCATAAGAATACTTCTGCTTCATATCCTTTAATGTAGTATTTGCCAATTCATTAGCAGCAGTCCAACCAGTAATTTCTGCTAGAAGACTCTTATTCTTATCATAAGCCTTATCCTCATCAGATTTCCCTTCAAGAGTTTCTTTAAGTTTTCCAGGTAAATCTGTAATAGCCTTCCACCAAGGCTCTTTATGCATCTCATCAGCTTTATTTTTTACCTTATCGGGTAACTTATCTTGATCCTTTAATTTAGTTTCTCCATCTCTCCAATTAAGATTCTGATGAGAATCGTATACTCCATCATTTGTTAAATCTTCACCATAACGAGCAATTGACATTTGAGAATCAATTGATCTTTGATTCCTCTCAAGTTCTCCTACAGCATCTTTGTCACCTGACTTTGCATAATGACCTCTAGTACTTTCATCATATCCTGGATCACCAGGAAGATTTCCAGAGGCATCCATTTCAGCTTCTATAGTACCCTCAGCAGTCTTACGTGGGAATAAAAATTCCATTGCTGCCCATAATGCAGTAGCACCAATAAATCCACCAAGGAACCATTTACCAGCTTTACCACCAGTCATCAAAAGACGACCTTTCCTCTTTAAGAGCATTGATTTGGTTCTTCTACCTCTCCTATCAAATAACTGCCAAACTCTCATAAAGTCGCCAATTATCTTCCAAGGTTGAGTAAGGTATCTAATTGCTAAAAATGCTCCTGCAAATTTAAGCCATATACTCACAAATGACTTTATTTTTGTCCAAGGATCTGTTTCGTCACTAAGAAGATTATACAGATCATCAACCATCCCAACAACTTGGGAACTAACAAACTTAGCAATAGCACTAAAAATCTTATGTAATTTAATAAGAGTATTCTTAATCTTTGTATGATTTTTAGGATCACCTAACCATTTCAACAATGGCCAAACAACCATCAACTTAAATAAGGATCCCAATAATTTCAAAAGACTATCAAAAAATCCTGGTGCTTTAAATGATCTTATATTTTGGAAAAACTTCTTAAATTTATTTGGTTTTATCTTAGCATCAGTAGGTTTTATCTTTCTTAAATCTTTTCTTCTTTCCTCTAATCTATCTTCTTCAATATTTTTAAGTTCTATTAAAGTGGTAATAGTTCCATTCAATACACTACCAATATTATTGATAGCCATTGTATTGAGATTAATAGTAGATACTAATTTATTCTCAGCTTCGGCTTGGCTACCAACTCCAGATGATGCCGATTGTTTTTCAACATCGATAAACTTATACATGTTTATCTTTACAGTTTTTGCCATTTATCCAAATCCTCCTGCCATTCTATTTAACAACCCTCTAACACCACCAGATGATGATAACTGTTCACCAACACCTGAACTAGAATCAACTGGGACAGGAGTTGCTTGTAATCTTTCAACAATAATAGGTATTGGTACTAATTCAAGAGCAGTCTGTAAAGCATATTCAGTATCAATCTTTCCATTCCTAAAGACCTCTCCAACTTCATCAACAATACCAAGAACTCTCTTATCAACACCCAATTCTGGTGCTAATTCCCTCAATCCAGAGGAAATATCACCACCATCAACAACACCCATCATTGCTTTATAAATTCCACCCAAACCATGTTTTTCTGCCATACCAGATACAAATGCAGCAGGACTAAAACCACCACTGACCAAAGAGTTAACTCCAGGAAGTTGATCCAATCCAGGAATATTTGCTATTGCGGAAGTAATTCCTGGTGACATACCAAGAACTCCACTTAATCCAGCAGCATCTATCTGTGCTCCAAATGCTGCAAGACCTTGCTCAAAACCAGTACCTTCAATTGCAGCACCTAAAGCACCTCCCCAATTTCCTTGAATTAAAGCAGAAGATATTTTACCAACTTTAGTATCCATGAACCCATCATAGAGAGCCTTTCCTTTTTCCCATATACCACTAAATTTAGATCCAATATTATTATCAAACCATGTACCAACTTTATCACTAATATTCCCAAATGTTTCAGGAAATATATTAGCACCAGTATTCCAAAGAGATATTACTGCTGCTATAGGATTACCATTTGATAATGCACTGAAAGCCCTCATTCCAGTGATTAAAGTTTCAATCCATTTATATTGTGGGAATATAATAGGTAATGCTATTGATAATATCTGACCTAATTCACTATTCATTATATCACTGGCAAGATTACCAACACCTTCTATAGCATCACCAATCCATCCAGCAACTGTCGAAACTCCATCAGCAACCCACTCAAAAGGTTTTTTAATAAGATCAATGAAACCCTTAAAGAAGTGCAGCTCAATCTTACCATATCCACTAATAGTCTGACCTTTATACGTGGATGACAACGAGCCACCCACTTCCTTCTTACCACCCCAGAATTTCCACCACGGTTTCTTCTTCTCAACTTCTTGTTTCGTTTCTTCTTTCTTAGTAATTGCAGTAGTTGTAGATTCAACCTTTTTATCACCACCCCAGAATTTCCACCACGGTTTTTTCTTCTCTTTCTCTGCTTTCTTAATCTCTTTATCAGCATTAACCATATCCTCAGTATTACTACTGATGGTTCCTAATATACCACTACTACTACCTTTCTTATCCTCATCCTTTCCAGAAAGTATTTTATCAACTTCTTTAGACTTATCCTTAGCAGTGGGACCAATCGCACCAGTAAGACCATCTACTATACTTGTTAGACCAGGTATAATCTGTAAAAGACCTCCATCCTCTTCCCACTGTAGAATAGCTGGACCAATTCCAGGAAGAATTCTAGCAAGTAGATATGCATCAAGAGCAGTTCCAAGTGCTATCATTGGACCACCCCAAGTAGCACCAACTCCAGTTGCAGTACTAATACCACCACCAATAGTTAACGCACCTGCTAATCCTTCTAAAACTCCACCTATATTATCACCACTCTCAAATGCTACCTTACTGAAATAGAAATTACCTAAACCACCAATAAAAGGTAATGCAGCATTTAATCTTCTACCCCATCTTCCAGTAAATTTTCCAAATGATCCCCAAGTTATACCTCTCTTTCTTAATGCCTCGGTCATCTTACCGATCCAAGGAACATTATTAAGTGCTCCTAATAACCTATTACCAGCACTAGAAACTGCACCAATTACAGGTTTAATATATTTGTTATAAATTGGACCAAATACTTTATTCTTTAAACCCTTTTCAATATTACCAGGAAGATTCCATATACGCTTTAAATTCCTTTTAGCCCAACCACCAAATGCTCCAGCAGCTTTACCAGTCCAATTCTTTGCACCCTTGAACATTTTGTTGGCTTTTGACCCAATCTCCATTCCAAGTTCTTGAGCACCCTTTACCCATTTGGCATCTTTAATACCTTTAATATTCTTCCATGTCTTACCCCAACCTTTTTTAAGATCTCCAGGAAGACTCTTTAATTTTTCCCCTAATTTTAAATTATCAATCTTATTTCTAAGTCCTTGAATAACTGGTTTTGTTTTTGCCCCAAACCAATCTTTTGCTTTACCTGGAAACTCACGAATTCCTTTTGGAATTTGCCACTGCTTAGCCTTTACAAGATCTTCACCCCTTGCACCCTTCCTAAATAATCCCCTTAAACCTATTTGACCTCTACGGAGTAATCTTAATCTATCTCCAAAATTAGAAGTACCTTTAATAAATCTTCTATAAGAGTCTGTAGCTCTTGTAAGTGAATTCTTTTTCTTCTTAAAGAACTCCCACCACTTATTCTTTTTCTTCTTAAATTTTATCTTATTCTTTCCTTTTGGTCCCCTTATTCTATTTGGTCCTTTCTGTCTACCAAGTCCAAAATCAGGAACCCTCCAATTCATTATAAAGTCTAACAGACCTATAATATCACCAATTAGTGCAAAAGGATTGAGTAAGTATCGTAAACTAATAAAACCAAATAAAAGCTTACCTAAATTCTTAACTTGTCCTATGAATCCTATAGGATTACCATCTGCATCCTTACCACTAATAAGACCTGTTAACCCATCCAGTATATTATCACCAATTATCCACTTGGCAAAATCAAATAATTTCTGTACAACAAATACAAATTTTTCTACAAATACTTGTAATTTCTCCCTATTTTCTGGATCTCCAACCCATTTTATTAGGTCTTTTATAACATAAAAACTAAGAAGTTGTATTATAAACTTAGCAATAGGACCCCAGAGTTGTCCCATCCATCCAAATATCTTACCAAATGAATTTTTCTCCTTCTTAGACGGTTTTCTTGCTTTTCCCTTCTTATCAGAACTCAGTTTTTGCATTTCTGCAAAATCTTCTGCCTCTTGATCCCTCTCTTTCTGATCTCTCCTACGTGCTAATCTTTTTTCTAATACATCAATTTTAACATTAGATATAGCAATATCTCTTAAGGAACCAGTTAATCCCCCAAGAGTGCTTACAGTAAGTCCTAATCTATTTTTAGCATATATCCCCTTTCTAGCAGCACGAACCGCAGGAGTCACCTTACCAGATGCTCCAGTTATATTGACTAATTTATAGGGTGCGATCTTAGTGGCCACCGTATTGTCTCTTCTCTGTTGCTTGTTGTGCCTTCATTCTTCTCTCTTCTTCCTTGAGGAATCCGACTAGAAGATTCATATAAACTTCTTTCTCCCAGGGCATCATATTATCAACTGTTTCAATTGGCCATTTATGATGGTGCATTAAGGAGAAATTTACTTCATAATAAGTTTGGAGACTTGTATGGAGAAGAGCTATCCGAAAAAACTAGCTAGACCCTCAAGTACTACGTCACTTTCGACCTGAGTCTTTGGATTAGTAACCTTAACAGTATGTGATAGTTTAGGCATGGTTTCAAAGAAATTTTGAATCATCAAAAACTGCTTACTGCTTAATTGATCAAAAAACTCAACTAACTCTTCTTCAGTACTATCAGAAGCTTCGTATACTTCTTCAGAATCAGAGATTTGCCTTACACATGAGGCAGCCATCTTAAAGATTTGATCAACTCCAGGTTCTTCACCTAAGAAATTCATCTTAACAAAATTATCCAAACTAGGATATCCCATAGTTAGAATAATCTGATCACTAAGTTTTAGATCTGTTTTATGCCCCTTTGTCTTGATAACTTTTATCTCATTTAAAGGTATTTTAACCTCAACTTGAGTTTCATTGTCATCAGGACAAACAACAGACACATCAACAGCTTCACCAACAGATTTTGTACGAATCTGAAGAAAAACAAATTCAATGTCAAAGGTAGGAAGATCATCAATATCATGAATATCAGTACATTCAGTAATGATAGTCTTAATCGCTCTAATGATATCGGCTTGATCCCCTGTTTCAGTTGCTAATAGTAACAACTTCTCTTCTTTAACTAAGAATGGTCTGTAATTCACAGTTCTGCCATCAGAAGGCAGTTTCAATTTGTACTTAGGTACATTCAGCTTTGGTAATGCCATATAGAATTCAATTCAGTAATTATATTTATGAGGCTAAGTGACTAGTAATTGTTGTACTGTACGTGCAATATGTACTTGAAGTTGCGATGCATCTCTTACACCTTCAATAACATTATCTCTAGGAATTGTAATATCATTTCTAGGTCCAACTTCATCTACTACCTTAACATCTGCAGGGAAGAATCTATATCTCTCAAAATAAAACCCAACAGTCAATGTCATAGCTCTTGCACGATCATTATTTAATTGTATACCACCAATATTATATGGGAACGCATTCCACAATTCCCACTTTCCAGTTAAAGCATACAATTTACTTGCAGGTATATTAGTATTTGTAGATCCACCACTACTTACATGATCAGCAAATCCTGCTGGTAAATCTGCTCCTGCTCTTCTTTCCCACTTATAAATCGATATTCTAGGAGAAACATAAAAATTATAATATTCAGTATATTGATTTGCATCTGGAGCCATTAATTGCAACCATCGTTCAAAGAAATTTCTTGTATGTTGATTTCTAGGTATCATAAAGGTTGCACTTATTTGACTAAATGCTTGTCCTGTAGCATATTTTTGAGCAGCACCAATATTAACCAAACCACCAGTTGTCGCTTGTCTACTAGGAAGATTTACTGTTTGGCAATAATAATTTAAAGCACTTCTAAGATTACCCAATTCAGCAACAAAGTTTCCTCCAGGTTGTCCAACAGTCTGATTAAAGTCACTACTGTTCCCAAGAGCATGATTGAACCCGATAACATTCTTTAATATGGGTGGTGTTGCTATATGAAAAGACCAGAGATTTGTATAAGAAGGACTATAATCTTGATTTTTAAGGGAGAAAGAAACAAATTCGTTTATTCTTGGATACTGAGCTTCGCTAGCCAGTGGGACAGTATATGCTTTCCCATCCCATGAAGCTTGGTCTTGCCCTGTTGTATTACCACTAGTTGCAACACTAGAATTACTACCACCAGAGGTGCTACCACTATTGCTACTACTACCTCCACCGAAGGCAGCATGAACTAGAGCTCCAATCGCTGTTGCTGCGAATATTAATCCAAACATTAGACTTTTAACTCCCTTTCGGTAATTATTTTAAAAATCAATCCCCTATCTTTACAAAATTCATCTGCTGCATGCCACTTTGCTTTATTAATAGCATAGGTAAGAACTTCAGTAATATAAGTTCTTTTACCCCTTGCAGACTTTCTCATTACAGGTTCTTTTGTTTCCCTTTCGGGTTTAACTTCGATAATATACTTATCATTACCCATTTTCATATAGAAATCAGGTACATAACGATGAACTCTTCCGTCAGATGGTTTAACATAAGGAATTTTTATTTCCTCACTACCCCATTCAGTTACAGAGGGAGTCATCTCACAAAATATCATGAATTTAAGTTCCCAAGATGACCTATACCATACATTATTTGGGTCACCTCTATACTTAGAAGGTCTTGTTAATTTATAACGACCCTGTTTATATCGTTTAGACCGCATAAATAAAATATATGATCACTATAATATTTAGCCTAGTAAACGCATGTCTGCACTAAATGGTACTTGTTATACTTACCCATTAAGACCTCCTGTCCCATCAGATTCAAGAAATCCTGATTTATGGGGTGGAACAGAGGTTGTAGACTATGTAAGATTTAAACAATATAGGATGAAATTTGATGATAGTAAGCAAATGGAGGCTAACTCATTATATAATTACTCAGCAGCTGAAAAACAATATTGTACTTCACCTGCTGCCATCTATATGGCAATGCCTCCGCAAATAACTACCCAATACTCTGCTAATTACAGACAAGTAGATCTTGGGGTTGGTGGTGTAGCACTAGGAGCAGTAGGTGGTACTAAAGGTTTTGATGACATGAATGAATTAACCAATGTCCTTCAAGCTGCTGCAAGGGCATCTGCTCCAGAATTCATGGCAAATACTTTAACAACAGCAGTTAACAGTATTGGTGGTATGATGGGATTACAAGGTAGTGTTGATAAGCAATCTCTAGAAGCAATGACAAGGGGAAGAATATTTAACCCCTATACGGAACAAATATTCAATAATATGAATTTCCGTCAGCATAACTTTAGTTTCAAAATGTTTGCTAGAGATCCTCAAGAAGCACAAACAATAGAAGAAATTATACATTATTTTAAAGCAGGTGCTCATCCAAGATATCAAAGAGGGGATATATTATCTGGAATGCCATATGCTTCATCTTCTAATCCGCAGAGATATGCTGATCAAGGAGATGATGATAGTGTTAACGATAACTTTAATAAAAAACTAACTTCATGGAACAAACTCGTTGGAGATGATATATTAGGTTCAGGTCAGAATGCTGCTATAAAAAGTGCAGCAGAGGAACGAAGATTCTTCTCTATTCCAAATAAGTTTGAAATCGATTTTGTACGTTTAGCTGCAGATCAATCAATAAATTCAGTACCACATATAACACCGAATCTACATTTTAAAATAATGCCTTCAGTCTGCAGTGGTATTACTCTCAACTATACTCCAGACAATCAATATAATGCACTAAAGAGAGTTGCAGCTGATGATTCTAATGATCCTACGGTCAGGTCATTAAGCGTACCAGCAGTTATTATGAACCTATCATTTACAGAAGTAACACTTCTTACAGCAGACAACTGCACACAGGGATACTAATGTCTTATTTTTCTCACCTACCAAATGTATATGTTGGAAAAGGTATCACCGATGATGATGCCTTTACACACGACCTTGTTAAAAATATCTTCAGAAGAGTTATAATAAGAGAAGATATAGACAAATATGTAACTCAATTTGAGTTAAAAACATTACCTGATGGTATAAGACCAGAACAAGTTGCAGAAGCGGTATGTGGTAGTGCTTATATGGACTGGTTAATTCTTCTAGTAAACAATATAACTGATATTTACGAGCAATGGCCTAGAAGAGAATCCGATCTACAAAATTATGTAAATGAAAAATATGATAACGATCCAGATGATTTACACCATTGGGAAACACGTGAAGCAATATGGGAACAAGCAGGATTTGAAGATATTACAGTTATTGAAAAAGGTCACGAAGTTAACGAAACTTTCAGAGCAGTAATGCCTGATGGAACAACAAGAACCAAAGAACAATCAATATATCCAGTAAGTAACTATGAACACGAATCTCATTTAAATGATAAAAAACGATTTATTAGAATTCCTACTCAGGGTCTAATTAATAAAATAGAAAGTGAAATTGACGAATTACTTGCTTATGAAGATCATAGAGAATTAAATGACGAAAATGATAAATTTACACCATTAAGTGTTGCACAAAGATTCTTAAATACAAAAGGATACGTTTCTGGTTCAGAAACAATATCCTTAAGTCAACTTGGTACTATAGTATCTTATGATAACGGTCCTGGAAGTTCAACCATAAAAATTGGTGACGAATCAACTACTACGACTTCAACAAGTACTACTGAGACTACAACAACCAGTTCTAGCACTACAACTACAACTACAACCACCACTACAACTAGAACTCAAACATTTGATGGTGGTGATGCAGCAACTGCCTCATATTAAAAAAAACCCTACACACGAAAAAATGTGCCGAGTTTTTTTTGCGCTTATATGGGAATAAAAAGTTGAATAATATATGACCCCCCCCTCTTTATTCCTGCATGGGACTACCTGTCCTGTACCGTGCGTTAACAAACATAGTTTCAATCTCTAGGATATAATTTGTATCGATCCACCTAGACTCTTTAATCTCATCCATTGCAACGGATGCTTCACAATATTTGTTTAATGTTTCTTTTCCGTATTTGGTATAGTACTTAGACGGTTGAGTACCATGAAGATTATCACCTGACATTGGATTGTGTTGAATTCTACATACTATTTTATATTAGGAAACCCCCATAAAGGGGGTTTTTTTATAATGATTTAAGCATTGCGTAACAGTTATTTATCGACTCTTATCATTTTATATGCTTGTTCTTCATACTCAATACGTATAAAAACTCTTCTTCCTTTGTCAGTACAAGTAGATCCTCTGTACTTAATTCCTTTATCTAATACTGCAATAGAATTAGCAAGACTCTCAATCTTTATATTCTCTGGTGAATATGAGGTATTACTATCTGCAATTTCAAGTATTCCATCATTAGTATTAACATAATAAATTGCAGTCTTTCTTGTACTAGTAGTATACTCTTGCTGTATTATACTATCTGTATTTGCAATAGAGATTGCTTTAACAACAAATGGTTTAGAAACTTTTAATGCAGCCATCAAAGGATCTAATATCAAACATGTACCAGCAGCAATTTCTTCATTTGGTTCTGGGTTCTCACCCTTAGCAGAATAAAAAACATGCTCATACTTACATGATGGATCTTCTGATGAATAGAACCAGGGAAAATGACTTCCCATTATATAAGAATGTATAGCACCTGCATCCTTCTGTGGAAGGAAATCATCATAAACGTTCATTTAAAATCTCGGTATCTTTTGTACTAGTGGAAGGACTTCAGTCTCTACTTTCTCTGCAATCTTATCAACTATAC